GTTTTTAGAAAAGGAATAATTCTTTTTGGATCTATTATCTTAGAGATCATTTTAATGAACTTAGAAATTCTACCGTCCAAAAATCTGTCTGCTAAGTTAATTGCTCCACTAACGGTATTTAAGTTTTGTATTGATATTGCGATTGTTCTAATATCATCTATTTTCTTTAAGGCCTTTTGTACGTCTTCGTTTGGAAAATTTCTAACGTCAGAATATCTATTAAACACTCTGTAAACGTCCTCAAGATAATTAGAAAACAATTGTAATTCAGGAAACGCTGAAACCAATTCTGCGTCTCTTAATCCGTCTGTACCCACTAATTCTTTAATACTTTGTATTCTACCATCAGTTGCTAAAGCATCTGAAAACTGTGAAGACTCTTGCTCTATTTGTTGTTCTGGACTAAGTATTTGTTCTGGAGGTAATCCTAAAACCTCTTCTAGTATTGTTCTTATTTTTTTTATTAATCCAATTAAACCGCCTTTCTTTTTAGAAGTTGTGCTACCTCCTCCATAAAGAGCGTTAAAATCGTCTATTAATACTTGTACTTGATATGCCTTAAGTTGTATTTCGTATTTTTTTCTAGCAAGAGGATCTTCTATGGTGTCCGGACTTACATTAGGATCGAACTTCTTACCTCCAGGTATTTGATTCAATGCGTACTCTAATATATTACACATGTCAACTTCTAGTAATTTATCCATTACGAAGAATATACCCTTGTCCAAAGTCTCTTTAAAACCTGTCATTGGATTAACGGCATCTGATTCTTGTGCTGCGGCTATTTCAAATTTGCCATAGAAAAGATCATCCATCTTTCCTCGTATTTCGTTTATAGTCTGACCTGCTACTATAATTGCTTTTTCAATTCCTTCTGCAGTATTTTTATCTGCGTTAAGTATATTTGTATTGGAGCTTAATTTATTTATTGCGGCTCTATCCGTATCTGAAAGTTTCTCAATAGCAGTCTTAGGTCGGATATCTGGAGCCGTCCTAGGTGGAAGTGATTGCGGTGCTTTAGGTACTAAATTGTCTCCCATTATTTTGTAAATACTACTTTTGAAAGATTAAATGCGTCTCTAGGATTTGTTCCTCCGCCTGTTACTTGATTATTTACTGCTTCTGCAGCTTTTAAAAGCAAAGGACCAGCGGTAGCCAATCTAAACATAGAACCAGGAACGTCTGACTCTGATATAGTGCCCAAAGATTGTCCAAGCTCTTCTAACGCTTCGCTTAATCTAATTAGGATTTGATTTGTTTTGTAACCCAATAAAACAGGTTCCATTCCAATCATAGTACTAGGGTCTATTTTAGTTCCCAAACTAATTTTAGGAGCATCTATAAAAACTTCTGCGTTAGCATCTATGTGTACTTCACCGCCTGAAGATATGCCCACATTTTTCTTTCCAAATAAAAATACACCATCGTTTTTAGCGTGTACAATAACTCTACCGCTACTTATAATAATTTGTTTGTCTTTATATGGAAATTCTGGAACGTACATTTTAATTTCTTATTGCTGTTGAGTCTTGTTGTTGAGCTGATAAAATATCGTTAGAAGTAGGCGCTTGTTCTATTTCTAGTATTGTTTGTGATTGTTTCGATAAACCTTTTCCGTAAGATCTAAATGGAAAGTTAACTAAATCTTCTAAAACTATTTTTTGACTAGAGGTTAAGTATATAGAAGAGTCGTCAGAGTTAATGTCCTCTACCGTTGCAGCAAATGGATCAGAATCTATAGGTTTGCCTTGACCGTTTCTAATAATAGTTATAGGATCTCCAGTGTTTCCGGCTTCTGACCAATAATTTAGTGCTTTCAATCCTTTTACGGTGCTTCCAAATCTTATTGATTGACCAAACCTTGATTCCAATATAATATCTCCTTCGAAAGGTCTTAAATTTTTAATTCTTTCGTTCTCTATAAAAGTTCTACCCAAAGGCAATCTAAAAGCCAATGTATCAGATTTGCCTTGAAACTCGGGTCTTGAACTTGCTTTGCTTATGTATTGACTGTACTCTTCCATATTAGGAAAAGCATTATGATTAACTCCATTCCACAAAGCGTAAGGAGGAAAGTAAAAAAGCTGTTTAGCGTTAAAGTCTTCGTTCAAATCAGGAGAAGGACCACTCATAATTAAAACGATCTCTCCCAATAAAGGGTATTGTTTAATGAAGCTAAATATTGGGAACGCAGGTTCTGTTACCTGTTTTAATTTTGATTCGGATAAATTAGAATACATTATTTCGTATCTTATTTTTCCTAAGTCTTTCCAACTAGTAAAATCTGGGTTGGGTTCTAATACGTCTCTAACCGCAGGAAGTCCATCAGGAGCCGTGTATGCTTGTATAGATCTTGTAAAAGGTCCTTGCACTATGGATTTAACTCGACCAATTATGAAGTATTGGCCAAATTTACCCGTTTTATCGGCTTTAAAATTATTACCGAATATACTCATTATGCTTTTGGTAATTGTTTAGCTCCGTTTCCTATTGAAGTTACCTCACTCATTAATTGCTCTATATCTTTCTCGCTTAAAAGACCTCCGTCTTCAACTGATTTGTCTTTTGCATCAGCAGACTTTTGGAAAGCGCTAAGGATTTTCATCAAAACTTCGTCGTTCTTAAGACTAGAATCCAATAGACCCTTGATCATGGGTACCAAAACAATAGCATCTCCAGGGCCTTCAATCATATCAGCTAAACGTAATATCTCTGATTTTATTGTTGAGTCCTGAGACTTGTGCTTGTTGTACACCTCTTCCACCAAATGCGCCAAAGTCTTGCCTGGGAAGATTTCTTTTTCAAGTTCCATACTAATTTTTAAATAAATATCACTGGTCAACGTTTTCTATGTGATGGTCCAGTACTTCCTTGTATATGACTTTTAGCTTTTTGATCACCTTTGTAATGGTATTTGACTGACAGTCCGTGATCTCTTTTATGTATATGAATAGAGCTTTCTTATTAAAAATGTCTATGTTTTCTCTCTTTTTGAACACCTCTAAGATGGCATCAGCAACCCTAATCTCACCCTCTTTGTCAAATAATGTAGCTAAGTTATCGTCTACATGCTTTATGAATTGATCTATTACCGAGACCCTATTAATATCAGAGGATTCGGCCTCAAGAACTAAAGTCTCATGAGTTTTTTCTGCGTTGTCTATCTCTTCTACTTGCACTTTAGAGATCATTTTCTTATAATTCTTTTGATTATAAATGATTAGATATCTCTTTGCAATGGTACCAAAATAAGAGTAAGCCTTACCCTTTGATTGATCATAAAGGTGTAATTTTTGTAAAAGGAAAGATATGACTTCAAACTTAAGATCTTCTATGTTATCTACTTCTGTGTAATAGAATTTAAAAGTATGGATAATATTTTCAGCTAATTTATAGAACGCGTAGTGAATCTCTTTATTATAGATTTGATTTGCTAAAGCTTGATTAGGAGCAGCACGATATCTTAAAATAGCTTCTTCAGTTTCCGAAGTGAAGTAAACATTTTTTATTTTTGGCTTTCTAATTCTGGGTGTACCTTTTATGGTAAGACCCATATCCGGTTCCTGTTCCGCAAGTATATCTTCTGCCATATTATTTTCTTCCAGTAAACTGTTGAACTCTAGCTTGGACTGCTTTTATAGTTTCAAATAATTGTAATAATTCTGGGTCAGATTGAACCCACATTGTCATGTCTATTTTATTTACTAGAGCATTGAAGTCGTCCATTATAGACAACGTATCGTTAACGAAGCTACTTTGATTAAGTACTATCTCTTCTAAACGTTTATTTTTTCTGTAAAGATTATATACAATGGCGCCAAAAATTGTGGCGAACCATAATACGATTGCGATTATTCCAGTCATTTTAAATTTGTGTTTCTACTCTCGAAGCCATTAAATCAGCTTGATGTAGTATGTAAGGTAAATTAGATTTTATTTCAGAATCAGCGCTATAAGTAATGTAATAAGACTTATTGGCCTCTTCGTAAAGACCGTCGTGTAACTTAATTGCCAAGAACTCATTTTCACTAACACTAATGTTTGCTTGTTGTAAATAGAATAAACTACGATCAGCAATTCTCATGTGAGTAATGTTGTTATTGTATTTAAAGTGTGCTCCTTGCTTTTCTATATGCCATGAAGAATCGTTAGGAATGTAGAAAGGCTCTTCATTAGTGCCCAGTTTACCAAGGTCATGATTAATTGCAGAGAATACTAGTTCTTCAACAGTATAATCTTTCTTCTGACCAAAGCGCTCCCATACTTTATCCATAACTAAAGAGGCTTCAACTACTCTATTAACATGTTCAACGTATCCACCTGGAAAACAGTTGTGATGAGCTAACTTAGTAGACGCTGGACTAATAGCTAAGGTAACTTCTCTACTCTTATAGAATTCCAGTAAGGCGTCTTTTCTGTCAGAGGTAATGTACTTGTCAATATATCCATAAAACTTTTGTAAGTTCTCTAGGATCTGTTCTTCTGTTAATTTTTTCATAACTTTTATTTTTTTAATTAAGAATCGTGTTCAGTATCTATTAAATGTTGAACCTCGTTTATCTTGTCTTGCATCTTTTCTAAGGTCTCTTTTAGTTCTTGTGGAGGACGCAGTTGGGAAATTTGGGAGCTTTGGTACATGATCATGTTTATCAGCTCACCTAATTTTTTAGTAATTAATTGTTTGTATCTCATATTGTTAATTTAATAATTTTTAATCGCATCGATGATATTATCTATCGAGTACATTCCCATTGTAGAAATATTTCCAGTAATAGATTTTACTTTACCTATATTGGAATACTTCTCAGCGATGTACAGTATCTTGCCGTCTAAGTCAACCATTGGATAGGAATCAACTCCGGTAACGTCTTCTATGTTGTCACACATATTGGGGTACTGTTCGCAAGGAATCTCTTCGTACTCAAGTTTTAAAGAGTCAAGGTTAACTTTTAATTTTTTACATTTATCGCAACCTTCCAAAACGTATATCTTAATCATCTTCAAAATTATTAAAATCAGGGTCCAATGTCTTCATCGTTTCTATCCACAGCATTTTTTGTTGATCACTCATATTCTCAAATTGCATACTTAGATATATGTACAATGCTTGTATTTCCCCTTGGGTTAAATTTTCCCTCTCTTCTTGTTGTAGGCTTAGTAGTTTAGATAGATCCATTTGGCTGCTGTAGTAGTTTTTCCCCCTGTTATAGAAGGTTTTAAAAATAATTATTTTGTCGGACAATAAAAA